ATGCGGCGGGTTCTCCCGATCTCGCCGCAGCAGATCGAAAGGAACGGACATGCCAGCCATTGTCACTGCAAGTCAATTGCGCACGGTGCTTGGCGTGTCCGTTTCCCTTTATTCTGACGCTTACCTTGACGAAATTATCAACACAAGTGAAGCAGTTATTTTGCCAATGCTGGTTGCAAACACTTCAGCAATTAACGCGTACAAATTAGATAACAACGTTGCGTTTTATTACACACAACGCGAACATCATTTTGTAAAGGGTCAGTCAATCATTGTGACTGGATTACCCGCACCATTTTCGGCAACTGTCACGGTTGTTGACACAACGGCCTACCATTTTACCGCAGCACTTACTTCAACTAATGTAACTTTGCGCGACATTATTCCAACAGGCACGGCAACACTTTCAGGCTATTCCGCAGCTGATATTTATGCAACAAGCGCACCAATTGAATCAGCCGTCCTTGCAGTCAGCGTTGAGGTGTTTCAATCACGCGTTGCAGCAGGCGGTCAGATTGAGGGTGTAGATTTTGCCAGCACGCCTTATCGCATGGGTAGAAGTTTGACCAACAGGGTGTCCACATTACTTATGCCATTTTTAGACGTTGAAACGGTTTGTCAATAATGCCAACCAATGCCGTTGCAGATACCCGCGCCGCTTTAGCAACTGCGTTTAGCGGTTTAGCCGCAACCAGTTATTCAAGTGTTCCTGAATCGCCAATCCCGCCAGCGATAGCAATTTTGCCTGGTTCTCCATACATGGAAGTTGTGTTGATTGGCAAGGCAAAAACACAGGTCAAACTTAATTTTGTAATCACCGCCATTGTTGCTTCAAATAGCAACGCTGGTTCGCTGGACAATCTGGAAAAACTCATAATCGGAATTCTTGCGGCAATGCCCGCAGGATACGTTGTTGGCGTTGTTGAAAAGCCGACAGTGTTGGAAGTAGGACAAAGCCCAATGCTGGTTGCTGACATAAACGTTTCGACGTACTACACACAAACTACTTAAAAGGAGATAACGTGCCAACAACGATCATCACGGGTCGCGATTTAGTGTTGACGATCGCGACCGTTAACTACGACGCGCAGGCGACAAGCGCGGTTCTAAGTAATTCGCCAACAGTTACCACATACCAAACACTTGACGGCAAGGCTTACAAGCACATTGACGACCAGTGGACTTTGGACATTGAAATGCTTGCTGACTGGGGCGCAACTTCATCACTTTGCGAAGCACTTTGGACTGCATGGGAAAGCGCACCAAATACGACTTTGGCCGTTTCCTTGACTGCTGCAACAGGCGCGGTGTTCACTTGCAACGTCATGCCAGTCGTTCCGTCAATCGGCGGGGCAGCACCTGACGCACAGACAGTGTCACTATCATTTGTTGTGGTTAACAACCCAAGCGAAACATTCAGTTAAAAACTACTAATCGGGAGACAAAATGAAACTACCAATCACAATTGAATACACCAACGGAGATCAGATAACTTACACGGCTGCACCGCCTGAGTGGGTTAAATGGGAAAAGCACACGGGCAACACCATTGCACAGGCACAGGAAAAAATCGGAATATCCGATTTGGTATTCCTTGCATATCACGCCATGAAACGTGAAGCAGCGGGCAAGCCAGTGAAACCGATTGACATTTGGACTGAAACAATTTCTGAAGTCATTGTCGGTGAAGCAAACCCAAAAGCCACCCAGTCGGAAGCCTTGCCAGAGTAGTTTGGGAGTTAGCCCTAGCAACAGGGTTATCGCCCAGCGAATTCGAAGCAGCTGAAGACATTCTGACGGTGTTGGAAATCTTGGAAGGACGGGCAAATGGCAAGTGACGCAATTTCTTACGACAAGAATGAGTTGCGTGCCATTGTCCGTTCTTTTAAAGCAATGGACGAAGAAGCGACAAAACAAGTCAAAGAAGCAACGAGCGAATTGGCAATGTGGGTGCAGGGCAAAATCAAGGCAACCGCTTCGACCGTAACACGCAACAAAGTTGACAACCGCGTTGCCGACGGTTCAAAGGTTTCCAAGTCTTCCAAAATCGGTGAAATTTCATTTGGTTATGCAGCGCAAAGATTAAGTGGTGGGGCAACAACGCAACAGATTTGGGGCGGTGTTGAATTTGGTTCAAACAAATACAAGCAATTTCCAGTGTGGTCAGGTCGTGAAGGTCGTGGGTCACGCGGTTGGTTTATCTATCCAACCCTGAGAAGTGTGCAGCCCGATATTGTGAGAAAATGGGAAGAATCGTTTTCTAAGATAGTGAAGGAGTATGACTAATGGCTGGTAGTCGCACGCTCAAACTTTCCATTCTTGGTGACGTTGACAATCTCAACAAATCGCTAAAATCTGCAAGCCAAGACGTTGACACATTTGGCGACAAAATGGGCAAGGCTGGCAAAATGATTGGCGCAGCGTTTGTTGCTGCCGCCGCTGCCGCAGCTGCTTATGCGGTCAAAATAGGCATTGACGGGGTCAAAGCAGCCGTCGCCGACGAACAGGCGCAGACACAATTAGCCCTAGCCTTAGAAAACGCAACAGGGGCAACCAAAGGCCAAATTGCTGCAACTGAACAATCCATTCTTAAAATGTCACTTGCCACGGGTGTGGCTGACGATCAGTTGCGCCCAGCCTTGGGACGTTTGGTGCGTTCAACTGGGGACATCACGAAGGCACAAGATTTACTTACAACCGCACTAGACATTTCCACGGCAACAGGTAAGCCGCTGGAAACAGTTGCCAACGCCTTGGGCAAGGCTTATGACGGCAACAGTGCTGCACTAGGCAAATTGGGAATTGGTCTCTCAGCTGCTGAATTAAAGACCATGAGTTTCACGCAGGTGCAAGGTCGCCTTTCCGATTTATTTGGGGGCGCGGCTGCGGCTAACGCTGAAACCTATGCGGGACGAATTGCACGGGTTCAAGTTGCATTTGACGAAGCAAAGGAAACGTTGGGAAACGCATTGCTTCCGATTCTTGAAAAACTTTTAAATTTTATCAACGACAACGCGCTTCCCGCAATTAATGCATTTTCAAAGGCTTTCAGTTTGACTGAGGGTGACGGTTTTGGCAAGGTAATTAGCGACGTGGGTTCAACAATTAAGAAAACAGTGCAACCAATCTTTGAAGGCATGAAAGCAATTTTTGACAACGTCAAAACCGCGGTGATGAATAGCAAAGATGAATTTTCAGCATTTTGGGACGTTGTTAAATTTGTCGCGCCGTTGATTGGTTCTGCAATTGGTGGGGCAATGAAAATTGTTGGCGACATTGCTGAGGTAGTAATTACAATCATTGCAAAAGTATTGAGTGCAATTAAACCTTTATTGAACACGGCCATTGACGGAATCAACTTAATTATCAAGGGTTACAATGCAGTTCAATGGGGTAAGGACGTTCCCACAATTCCAAAAATTGGCGGTGGATCATCATTTGCAACTGGTGGCGCACCAGGGGCAATTAGTGGTGGGGGTTCAAGCACGTTTTCACCTGGTGGTGGCGTTACCTCTAGCGGTGGGTCAGGTGGAATGACTGGTGGGGGAATTGCCGCTGCTGCAAGTGCTGGGGCAAGTGTTGCAGCCGCAATCGCTGGTGGTGGATTTACTGATTCACAAAATGCAGCACGATTGGCAGCTGCTGGGGGCGGTGGGTTTACCGATTCCCAAAACGCTGCGCGTATTAGCATTACGGTCAACGGGGCAATTGACAAAGAGGGTACTGCCCGAACAATTGTTGAAACTTTGAACAATTCCTACTATCGCGGCACTGGTGGTGCAACCGCGCTTGTGGCAATCTAATGACGCAATGGAATCCCATTTGGCTGGTTGAAATTGACGGCGTTGAATACACCGACGCAATCTTGGCAAATCTAACAATCCGAAGCGGTCGGACAAATATTTATGAGCAGGCGCAGGCAGGTTACGTCAACATTCAATTGCTTGACCTTGCACAAACCACAATCCCTGTTGCAATTAACTCAACAATTGGTGTTTCAGTCAAAGATACGTCAGGCACATTTGTGGCAATTTTTGGTGGCAACGTGGTAGATATTGCGTTGGAAGTGCGTGAAGTGGGTTCAACCGCCTTTACTCAAACATACTCAATCACCGCACTTGGTGCGTTGGCACGCTTGCCAAAGTCGTTGACCAACGGCGTACTTTCAAAAGATTTTGACGGCAATCAAATTTACACAATTCTTTCAGACTTACTGCTAAATACTTGGGCTGAAGTGCCAGGGGCATTGACGTGGGCAACGTACGACCCAACAACAATTTGGGCAACTGCCGAAAACATAGGGCTTGGAGAAATTGACCAACCTGGGGATTATGAATTGGCAGCACGATCTTCAGACCGTACAGACGTTTATTCACTGGTTTCAGCACTTGCCACGTCAGGTCTTGGTTATATCTACGAAGACGCCCAGGGACGAATTTCTTATGCTGATGCGACCCACCGCAGTCAATATCTTCAGACAAATGGATACGTGCAACTTACGGCAAATCAAGCCCGCGCAGCTGGACTGCGCACTGAAACCCGTGCAGGTGACGTGCGCAATAACGTGACAATCAAATACAACGCAACCAGCAGTGCGGAAAAATCTGCCAGCGACGCCACTTCAATTCTTACTTATGGCACACTTTCTCAAATCATCACCACAACACTGCACAATGCGACCGACGCTGAAGATCAAGCCGATTTCTATTTGGCATTACGCAAAGACCCACAGGCAATTTTTAGCGAAATTACATTTGACCTGACAAACCCTGAATTGGACAACGCAGACCGTGACGATCTTATTGGCACGTTTATGGGTCAACCAGTTTCAATCAGCGACCTACCCGCCAACATGGGTGAAACCTTTCAGGGTTTTGTTGAAGGCTGGTCGTTTCAGGCGTCCTACAATCAAGTTTCGGTTTCGTTGAATGTGTCACCAGTGGCGTTTTCGTTGCAGGCACTTCAATGGGACGAAATTTCAAACACATTCACTTGGTCGGGCGTGTCGCCAACGCTTGACTGGGCGCGTGCAACAATTATCACTTAACGAAGGAGACTAAAATTACAAATCCAACCACCCCCTTTTCGTGGCAAATGCCGACGGCGACCGATTTAGTCACCGACTTGCCAGCAGATTTTGCAGTTTTTGGTCAAGCCGTTGCAACTTCAATGGCTGATTTGCTTGGTGGCACTTCAGGTCAAATTCTTGCAAAGGCATCAAACACTGACATGGACTTCACATGGATTACAAATGATGTCGGTGACATTACCGCGGTGAACACTACTGCCCCCCTTGCAGGTGGTGGAACAAGTGGCGCACTGACTTTGTCAATTGCAGCAGCAACAACTTCCGTTGTGGGCGCGGTTCAACTTTCCGATTCAACGTCAACAACATCTTCAGTTTTAGCTGCTACCCCAACGGCGGTCAAATCATCTTATGACTTAGCAGCAGCAGCAATTCCAAAATCAACAGTCACAACTGCTGGTGACGTAATTTATGCAACGGGTTCAAGTGCCGTAAGCCGTTTAGGACTTGGAACGGCTGGACAGGTTCTTACAGTAAATACTGGCGCAACTGCACCTGAATGGAAAACACCAGCAGGCGGCGGCGGTAAAGTCTTGCAGGTCGTTCAAGACACTTTGGAAGTCAATTATTCTACTGCATCAGCAACTTACAATGACACAGGTTTAACAGTCACAATCACTCCAACTCTTGCCACGAGCAAAATCATGATTATTTCTTATGCACGAGTTTCGATAACCTCAACGGGAAGCAAAACGGGCAATTATGGTTCTATGAGATTGGTTGTTGGCGCAACTCCAACAGTATTGCAGGAACAAAGCATTGGTATGGGAGTAATGGCAACCACCAGTGATCCTGAATTTTACATTAACGTTAATTTCTCTTTGTTGCACAGTCCAGCAACGACATCTGCAACGACTTACAAAATACAAGGAAAAACAGGAAATAACTCAAATACCGCAATCACTGGCAATGGAACAAGCATTAACAGTATTGTCGTAATGGAAATCGGTGCATAATGGAACATAAAGATAAAATGAATGCAATTCAATTTATTCGACCAGAGGCTGACTTTACCTTAAGAGGTGAAAGCATTGAGTGGTCAGACAAAACTCAGACTGAACCAACAAATGCAGAAATTGAGGCGGGTCTTATTGCATACCAAGCAGCGCAGGAAGTTAAAGCCGAAGCAATGGCAACGGCTAAAGCGGCAGTAGAGGCAAAACTTGCAGCACTTGGTTTGACGGCTGATGATTTGAAGGCACTTGGGCTTTAAGTGGAACATTTGACTAAGATGTATCCGCAAGGCACTTCAGCTGCGTTCATTGAAATTGCAAAGGCTGAAATTGGCACAATTGAGGAAGGCGACAACCTCACCAAGTACGGCAAATTTACAAAGGCCGACGGACTACCTTGGTGCGGTTCTTTTGTTAATTGGTGTGCAGCACAAGCAGGCGTCAAGATTCATTCAGTCGTGGGCACTGCAATTGGCGCACACAAATTTAAAGAAACAAACCGTTGGTCGAACATTCCACAGTTGGGTTATGTCGCTTTCATGGACTTCCCACACGACGGCGTTGATCGTATAAGTCACGTTGGAATTGTTGTTGGCCTGATTGACGACAAGCAATGCGTCACAATTGAAGGCAATACAAGTGGCGCAGGCGACCAGCGCAATGGTGGCATGGTCATGGTAAAAGTGCGCAACGTTGGCAAAGAAATTGTTGGGTTTGGAATTCCAAAATTCGTACCTCACAAGGGCGAACACCCAACAGTTGAAATACCAAAATCGGGAGAAAAACCGACAAAGGAGAAGACAAAAAA